CGCGCCCTTAGCACTGCTATTCAAACCCGCGATGGTATCCAGATCATAAAGCCTGAAATGGAAGCGTTGGCGCAAGAGATTGCGGCGCGTGAAATTGACGTGCTGGTGATCGACCCCTTTGTATCATCGCACCAAGTCAGTGAGAACGACAACGGTGCAATCGACCTTGTGGCAAAGGAATGGGCGCGGCTGGCAGATCAATGCAACTGCGCTATCGAATTGGTTCACCATACCCGCAAAACCAATGGCGAGGAAGCGACCACGGAAAGCGCACGGGGTGCAACAGCGCTTTTGGGCGCGGCTCGGTCTGGGCGTGTCCTAAATAAGATGAGTAACGAACTCAAAGCAGAAGCAGGGGTGCAAGACGATCCGGCCACCTACTTTGCTATAACGCGCGACAAGGCCAACCTTGCCCCAGTGGGCAAGCGTGAATGGCGACGCATGGCATCGGTCCACTTGACCAATGGCGATAGCGTGGGCGTGGCCGAGGTTTGGCAATGGCCGGACACGTTTGATGGCGTGACGGTCAAAGACCTTTTGGCAGTGCAACACGCAATCGACGGCAAGCACCCCCGTTATTCGGATCAAGCTGGCGATGATTGGGCGGGCTGCATTGTGGCTGACGTGCTGGGTATGGACGCAACGGCTGACCGCAAGCGGGTCAAGCGGATAATCGAAACATGGATCAAGAACGGGGCCTTGGTGAAGGTCAAAGTAAGAGGCGACGACCGCAAGGAACGTCCATGCTTGGAGGTGGGCGAATGGGCAACGGTATGATGTGCGCCACCACCCCTAAATCAATGGTGTCGCAGGGTGTCGCAAATACAGGCCAAACAGGTGCGCCACCACCCCCACCCCCTACGGGGGCGGTGGGTGGGGGTGTCGCGCCACACCTTAGCGCCGTGGTGGTGTCGCAGATCGGGGTGCAAAGCCTAGCCTGTGAAATGGTCCCAATGCCCCCTTTTCAGAGTGGGTATGTAACCGGCGGGTGTACTCTTTCTTTCTCTCTCCCGAAAAAAATTGGGGAGGGCTTGGCATGGTAAGGGCATCGAAAGAGGCAACGGCGGCTCTGCGTTTCCTTCCCAAGCTGATTGTCCCTGAGGGCCGATTGGCTGGCAAGAGAGTCAAACTGGCAAGCTATCAAAAGCAATTTGTGCGCGGTGCCTTTGCCAAGGGTATCGAGGCGGGTTGTCTAAGCATTGGCAGGGGGAACGCAAAAACGGCCCTGTCTGCGGGCTTGGCCTTGGGTCACTTGATGGGCGAGATTGCCCCCCAGCCTAAGCGCGAAATCATCTTTGCAGCACGAAACCGCGACCAAGCGAAAACGGCCTTTGGTTTTCTTCTAGGCTTTATCGAGGGCTTGCCTGAGGACGAACAGGAACAATTCACGATCCGGCGCGGGTCTAAGCTGGAAGTCGAAACCTCAGAGAATGGGGGTGGTCTGGCCCGTGTAATCGCGGCGGATGGCAAATCTATTCTAGGCGGTGCGCCAACGCTGGCAATTTTGGACGAACGGGCGGCATGGGAACGCGAAAAAGGCGATGCGCTGGAAAACGCAATCTTATCCGGTCTGGGCAAGCGCGATGGTCGCGCCCTGATTATTTCCACCTCTGCGCCTGACGACGCCAACACCTTTTCCCGATGGCTGGACGAACCGCCCCCCGGCACCTTTGTGCAAGAACATCGCCCTGACCAAGGATTGCCACCTGACGATCTGGCGTCCCTTCTCATTGCAAATCCCGGCGCGTCTGAGGGCATTGGCCCCTCTGCTGAATGGCTGGTGGCACAAGCGCGGCGGGCGATTGCGCGCGGCGGCTCTGCGCTATCCAGTTTTCGCAATCTTAACCGCAACGAACGGGTGGCGTCTGACGATCGGTCTGTGCTGCTGACGGTGGACGAATGGCTTGCCTGTGAGGTGTCACCTGACGATCTGCCCCCGCGTGACGGCCCTGTTGTTCTAGGTGTGGACCTTGGCGGGTCGCGGTCTATGTCGGCGGCGGCGCTCTATTGGCCGGATACGGGCCGCTTGGAATGTGTTGGGGCCTTCCCATGCAATCCGGGCCTTGCGGATCGTGGGCAGGCTGACGGCGTGTCTGGGCGTTATGTCGAAATGCGCGACCGGGGCGAACTGGTGACAATGGGTGACGCTACCGTGCCTGTCGCTCGTTTCATGGCTGATGTTGTGGACAAACTGGATGGGCAAGCGCCTGCGGCAATCGTGGGCGATAGGTTCCGCCATGCTGAATTTATCGAGGCGTTGCGCGATGCGGGCCTTGAACGGGTGCCTTTCATCTGGCGCGGTTTTGGCTGGAAAGACGGCTCTGAGGATTGCGAACGTCTGCGCCGTGCATTGTTTGAAGGCGAGGTTAAGGCCATGCCGTCGCTGCTGCTGCGGTCTGCATTTTCCGACGCAATCACGCTGGTGGACCCGGCGGGCAACCACAAATTGGCGGCTGGGCGTTCAACGGGCCGGATCGACCCCGTTGCGGCAACGGTTCTGGCCGTGGCGCAGGGCATCCGTATGCGCCGCGCACCAACACAAACAAAGGGCAGACTGGCATGGGGCTGACACAAACAGCAACGCGACTAATCGCAAAATATGGTCAAGCGGCTGAGGTGCTGCGACCCGGTGAAGGCACAACGGACGGCTTTGGAGGATACACAACCGGCCCAGATACGGCCTTTCCCTGCACGGCAATGGTGGCAACCTTCACTGTGAATGAGGAGTTTATCGCCGCTGGCCTGATGGACGTGGGCGACCAAAGGGTTTTGGTGTCTGTCGATGGCCTGACGATCAGGCCTGAGACAACCGACAAAATCAGGATTGGCGGCGACACTCTCGGCATTAAAAGCGTGGTTCCCCACGCACCCGGCGGCACCCTCTATTTCTGGGAGGTGCAAGCCCGTGACGTCTTTTAAGCGCAAAGAATACAAGCGGCACTCTGCAAAGGTGACACGCGGCCCCCGTTGGCGGGCGCTGCGGATTCAAGCCTTGGACCGCGACGGCTGGGCCTGCGTCCAGTGTGGCACTCACAAGCGCCTTGAGTGTGACCACGTTCAACCCGTCCGAACGCACCCCGAACTGGCCTATACGCTGACCAATTTACAAATTCTGTGCGGTGCCTGTCACACGCGCAAAACCCGAATTGAGGTGGGGCACAAACCCCTTACCCCAAAGCGCCAAAAATGGCGCGACCTGCTGCGAGACACGCAGCGCAACCCTAACCAATGAAAGGAGGGCCGCAGCGATGCTCCTCTCTAAAAAACTAGAACTCCGTCGGTCTGAAATCCGGCAATCTCTATCCGAACTGGCAAATATAGAAGCCCCATCTGAGGAACAAACCCGCAAGATAGGTGACCTCGACACAGAATACCGTGCAAAGGAGACCCAATACCGCGCCGCCCTTATCTCAGAGGATGAGGAACGTGACGCGGCAAAGGGCGAACTCGAAACCCGTTCCGGTTCCGAATGGGCCGAAATGATGGGCAAGTTTGAACTGCGCCAAGTGGCGTTGGCTCTGGACGAAGGCACCGCGATTGACGGAGCCACGAAAGAGATTGTGGACGAAATGCGGGCATCCGGCGGCTACCAAGGAACGCCAATTCCTTTCGCTGCTTTGGAAACCCGTGCGGGTGAAACTGTCTCAGGCGATCAAATTGACCCGAAGGCAATCCGCCCGACGATTGACCGCATTTTCCCGAACTCGGTAGCGGCACAGCTTGGCGTCCAGCGGATCGGCATTGCGCGGGGTGAACTGGCGTTCCCGGTTGCCACGTCTGGCGCAGTGTTTGGCTGGTCAGACGGTGAACTTGCCAACGTGGGGGCCGCAAACCCTTACGCGACAACCGAACGTAGCCTGTCGCCTGACCACACTGGCGGGGCGCAAATGGTTATCAGCCGCAAGTCGCTTAAGCAGGCTGGTGAAGGTCTGGAACAAAGTATCCGGCGCGACCTTAACGCGGTGATCGGCACGGAACTTGACCGCGTGGTTATCAATGGCACGGGCGCAGATGGTCAACCTCTAGGCGTCATTCCCGGCGCGGGGACCTACGGCATCACGTCAACCGCAATCGGTGCAATCGCCACATGGGCCACGTTCCGTACTGAGGTGGTGGCCTTCATGGAAGCCAATGCAATCACGTCCGCGTCTCAGGTCAATCTGGCCTTTAACCCGGCGATCTGGGCTGATTTGGATGAGGCGCTTATCTCTGGCACGGCTGTCAGTGAGTGGGACCGCCTGACAAAGCATGTAGGCACCCCGGCTGTCAGCAATGTCATTCCGACGGCCAGCGCAGTTATGACGGCCAACGTGCAGGGCATCGCACCCGGCTATCTGGGCCTTTACGGTGGGGTGGATCTGATCCGCGACCCGTTCACTAAGGCGGGGCAAGGTTCCCTTGTGCTGACTGGGCTTGTTACAGCGGACTATACCGCGCCGCGTGGCCTACAAACGCGCATCCTGACCGGATTGGCCGCGTAATGCTCTGGGGCGGTTCCAAAGGCGGGCTTGAAGTCCGCACCTCTGCGGACGGATTAACCGTCCTCAGGGGCCGCTTTCCCTATGCAATCCCGACTGTCCTTAGCGATGGCCAGGAAAAGCGCTGGGAAGTTTTCGAAGCGAGAGCGTTTGGAACGTCTGTTGCTGATGGCGGCGACGTTCACTTGCTGGTGCATCACGATATGAACAAGCCTCTGGCGTCTCGTGGGGCGGGTTCTTTAACCCTCAAGGATACCCCGACCGCTTTGATATTTGATGCAACACTTGCCCCCGAAATGCGGTCTGTCGGGTATGTGCAAGACTTTCTCGGCACGTTGGCGGCGGGATTGGTTGGCGGGATTAGTCCAGGCTTTCGCGTCCCCCAGGGGGGCGACCGGGTGAAGCGTTCCGGCGCTGGCATTATGCGCGTTGTGCGGTCTGCTGACCTGATCGAGATAAGCGCAGTCACAAAGCCCGCGTATCCGGCGGCGCAGATCGAGGCACGGAACTGGGAACCAAACTACACCCCGGACCCGCGCAATATCTCTGCGGTTCGTAATCGGTGGAGGGCCTGACATGGCAGACCTATTGCAAGAAGATGAAGCGACCCCGGCAAGCTATCCGGCCACCCCGTCTGAGCTTTCTACCCCGGCGGCGGCGCTTGATGCTGAAATGATCTGGGAACGGATCGAGGCTTACACCCGTACCCGCTACACGGCCCGCGAATTGGTTTGGACTGTCGAGGGTGGCGAGGGCGAGAACTGGACGCCCCCGCTGTCGCCTATCGCGTCTCATACGGCTGAGAAGTGGGAAA